TTAATGGTGTGATTGTATCTAACGCTATATGGAAAAAAAACGGTTATCCTCTTGATGATGTGATTCAATGGTCTGATGATAACTGGAAACGTTATTATGTTATGACTGCTCGTAACAAAATAAAAACTGCAACCCTTAATGCTTGGTATAACTTTGCAACGAAATCAAATCTTGTTATAATTATTCCACAATTAGTGTATTCTGAATATATTAGTCTGAAAGGAGGTGAACCGGATGAAAAAACGATTTAAAATGCGTAAAGGGAAAAGTAAAAGGATGTTTTCCCGAAATGCCGTCAAGGTTCGTTCTCAAAATAATTGGTCACCCATGCGAGGAGGTATCAGGCTCTGATGAGTTGCTTCAATCCTTTACAGGGTTGGATGTCCAAGGTAAAAAATGAGTCTGGTAAACGATCTGTTGTCTTTAATAAAAATCATGGTTATGAGGATTTGCCTATAGATATTCCGTGTGGTCAATGTATTGGTTGTCGACTTGAAAAGTCGCGCCAGTGGGCGATCCGTTGTGTGCATGAAGCGTCTTTGTATGATGATAATTGCTTCTTAACTCTAACCTATGATGATAATAATATACCGGAGGATTATTCTCTTAATAAACGCGATTTCCAATTGTTTATGAAAAAACTACGTAAACGATTTCCACGCGATAAAGAAAATAATATCCGGTATTTTCATTGCGGAGAATATGGCGAAAAATTACAAAGACCGCATTATCATTCTTGTATCTTCAATTTTGACTTCGATGATAAAGTATTATGGACAGTTAAAAACGGATTCAGACTCTATACAAGCGAGACGTTGCAACAACTGTGGCCTTATGGTTATTGCATTATTGGCGATGTTACTTTTGAATCTGCTGCTTATGTGGCGCGTTATATAATGAAAAAGGTTACTGGTGATCTCGCTGAAGAACATTATAATGGACGTCAACCTGAATATACTACAATGTCGCGTCGTCCCGGCATTGGGAAAAAATGGTATGAATTATTTAAAAATGATTTGTTCCCCTCTGATAAAGTCGTTATTAACGGTAAGGAAGTTACTATTCCTAAATTTTATTATGGCCTTCTCGAACTGGATGATTCTAAGTTGAATTTTCTATTAAAGGCTACCCGTAAAAAACTAGCAAAGGAGGCTGATGATGCGTCAATTCGGAGATTAAGAGTTAAGGAAAAATGTCTGGAAGCCCGTCTGTCATTATTAACACGAACTATCGAGGAAAATACATTATGAAAATCTTTTCTATTTATGATGAAAAAGCAGAGGCATTCTTGCAACCCTTTTTTATGGAAACTGTTGGTCAGGCTGAACGTGCTTTAATTGATTGTCTATCTGATGAAAATCATAATTTCTCTCGTCATTCTGCCGATTATACTCTTTTCCAAATTGGTGAATTTGATCAAACTACTGCTGAAATAACTCCTCTTAAAATTGGCCTTTCTAATCTTGTTGAACTAAAACCAAAACTTAATAACCTCCATTCTATAACTGGTAACTTGGAGGTAGGAGGTACTGACTAATGCAATCAGTCATGAAACATATGTTTAGCCAAGTTCCACAGGCTAACATCCCACGTTCTTCTTTTAACCGCTCTTGTGGTTTAAAAACTACTTTTGATAGCGGTTATCTCGTCCCTATTTTTGTCGATGAGGCTTTACCCGGTGATACGTTTAATCTTCGCACTACTGGTTTCTGTCGTATGGCAACTCCTTTACACCCTTTCATGGATAACGTATTCATGGATACTTTTTTCTTTGCCGTTCCAATTCGTTTGATATGGAATAACTGGGAAAAATTCAATGGTGCTCAAGATGATCCTGGCGATTCGACTGATTATACTGTGCCTTATATGCCGGCAACCACGTCGACTGGATATGCAAACGGTTCGTTACATGATTATCTCGGACTGCCTACGCAAGTTCCTGATTATGAGCACTCTAGTTTATGGCATCGCGCATACAATTTTATCTACAACGAGTGGTTTAGAGACCAAAACCTCATTGACTCCGTTGTTGTTGACAAAGATGATGGCCCCGACGATCCCGCGGACTATGTCTTGCTTAAACGTGGAAAACGTCATGATTACTTTACCTCATGTTTGCCGTGGCCTCAAAAAGGCGATTCGGTAGATCTACCATTAGGTACTACAGCTCCTGTAGAATACAACTACCCGGGCGCTGGTCACACTGCCTCTATTCGCGATTTCAATTCAGGTAACTTGTACTCTGGACATGGTACTGCGGAAGATCTCCAAGTCTCAACTACTGGTGTTGCTTATGCAGCTGGTTATGGCAATTTCCATTACGATCCGAATGATACTCTTCAGGTCGATCTTACTTCCGCAACTGCTGCTACTATTAATGAACTTCGCCAAGCCTTCCAGCTACAAAAACTCTTTGAACGTGACGCTCGAGGAGGTACTCGATATGTTGAAGTTATCAAATCGCACTTTGGTGTTACCTCTCCTGATTTTCGTCTACAGCGTCCTGAGTATTTGGGCGGTGGTTCTTCTCGTATTAATATCAATCCTGTTGCGCAAACTTCCTCCACTGACGGAACTAGTCCTCAAGGGAATCTCGCTGCTTATGGTGTAGGGCACCTAGTGAATCATGGCTTTACAAAATCCTTTACAGAACATTGCGTTATTTTGGGTCTTATCAATATTCGCGCTGATCTCACTTATCAACAGGGCTTGGATAGGATGTTTAGCCGTTCTACTCGCTATGATTTTTACTGGCCTTCTCTTGCTCACATTGGTGAACAAGCCGTTTTGACTCAAGAGATTTACTGTCAAGACCCAACGACTGATACTGGCTCTACTGGTACTCCAGACAACGAAAAAGTATTCGGTTATCAAGAGCGTTATGCTGAGTATCGTTATAAGCAGTCTAAAATTACGGGTAAATTCCGTTCTAATGATGCTGCTTCTTTGGATGCTTGGCACTTGTCACAGGACTTTGCTTCTCTGCCTACGTTGAATCAATCATTTATCGAAGAGGATGTTCCGGTTGATCGTGTTACTGTTGTAACAACTGAGCCTGAGTTCTTGTTCGATTCTTTCTTTGACATAAGATGCGCTCGTCCGATGCCTGTCTACTCTGTTCCTGGTCTTATCGATCACTTCTAAGGAAGGTGTCTTATGGGATTTTTTTCTAGTGTTGGAAAAGTCGTTGGTAAAGTAGCCGCCCCGATTGGGGCGGCTGTTGGTGGTATCTTTGGTGGCCCTGCTGGTGCTTCTATTGGAGGCTCTGCCGGCGCAGCTTTATCTGGTTATCTTTCACAAGAGGAAACTAATCAGGCTAATTCTGCACAAGCACAACGTGCCATGAACTTCTCTGAACGTATGTCAAACACTTCTTGGCAACGTGGTATGGCTGATATGAGAGCTGCCGGCTTGAATCCAATTTTTGCATATAAAACTGGTGGCGCTTCAACTCCTGTAGGTAGTCAGGCAACAATGGTAAATCCAATGACTGCTGCTGGTGATGTGTTATCTAAAACTTCTAGTAGTGCCGTTGCTCTTTCACAAAATAAACGCCAAATGAAATTGTTAGAACAGAAGGCGCAACTGGCTAATCAGCAAAAAGCACATGTCTCTGCACAAACCGGTCTTGCTGGTCAGACTGAAGATCTTTATCGTGCTAATACTCAAAAAGTTCAAGAGGAGGTCAATACTGCTAAGGCTATTGCTACTGCTGAAAAATGGAAATCAAAACTTATTGAACGTGATATCAAGTATAAATTGGCTAACCCTACACTTATGAAAACTAAAGAATGGGGTGATTTCGTAAATACTATTCTTGGTAACACTCCGGTACTTGGCAAAACTATTAAATAAAGGAGTAAAATTATGGCTTTTAAAAAACCCTATGATGGTAAACGTTATCGTGTACCTAAAGTCATTGAAGGTGAATCAATGACTAAACAATCATTTAAAAAAGAATGTGATATAAATCATCTTCTTCGAAACTACCGTAAAACGGGTATGATTGAGCACTTAGCGAGATTTAATGGTGATTATTCTGATTTGACTGATGTTCCGACTTATCATGAAGCAATGAATAAAATTATTGCTGCTGATGAGGCTTTCTCTCTTCTATCGTCTGATATACGTAAACGTTTCTCTAATGATCCCGGCGAGTTTCTCGCTTTTGTGTCGGATGAGTCAAATCTCGAAGAGATGTATGATCTAGGTTTAGCAAACCGTCCGGACCCGGCTCCGGCTCCGCCGGAACCGGTGCCGGATGTACCGCCGGTAGGCGATTCTCCTCCTGATTCTGCGTAGCGGGATTCCCCTCGAAATCCCTGCAATGATCGCGGATTGTGTTGGTGCGACCAGTTCTTCTCTTGATGTAACTGGTCGCACTGACACCGTTAGAGAACTCTAATGGTGTCTAAAAAAAATAATCTTTTTTGTTGACAAATTTATAAAAGCGTTTATAATATATAAAAACGTCAACAAAAGGAGGTTATTATGGAAGGCACTTTGTTACTTTATGAATCTGGTCAAGCTGGTAAGTTTAA